ATTAACTCCTCAAGACTACGAAAATATGGCGTATAATCTTCAAGAGTTACGAAGATATATTCGTCAACAAAAAGAAATTATCATCTATTACCGAGATGCAACAAAAGTAGAGCAATAAGCTATGGCAGTACAGGTAAGTAGAGCTGATGTATTGTCAGAAGAACTACTAGATTTACAATCTGAGACACGCTTCCTAAAATTACCAGTAACTCAGTACCTTGAGCTACTAGGTGTCTCCCCGCTACCGTCCCAGGTAGCAATTATAAATGCGATTAATAACTCTAAGTATAGATTCGTATGTGCAGCCGTTAGTCGTAGACAGGGCAAAACATATATCGCAAACATAATCGGGCAACTTGTCTCTCTTGTTCCCGGTTCTAATATTCTTATAATGTCTCCCAACTATTCGCTGTCTCAGATTTCTTTTGACTTACAAAGACAATTAATTAAACACTTTGACTTAGAAGTAGCAAAAGATAATGCCAAAGATAAAGTAATTGAATTAAGTAATGGCTCAACAGTACGCATGGGGTCAGTAAATCAAGTAGACTCTTGTGTGGGTAGAAGCTATGATCTAATTATATTTGATGAAGCCGCACTCGCAGACGGTAAAGATGCATTTAATGTAGCACTGCGCCCTACCTTAGATAAAGACAACTCTAAAGCAATCTTTATATCCACTCCGCGAGGCAGAAATAACTGGTTCGCGGAGTTTTTTGACAGAGGTTTTAATGATGAGTTCCCAGAATGGTGTTCGATTCGAGCAGGTTATCAAGATAATCCTCGCATGTCTGAGATGGATATTGCGGAAGCTCGAAAAAGTATGTCCGAAGCAGAATTTCGTCAAGAATATGAAGCAGATTTTAATACTTATGAAGGACAAATATGGAATTTTAATCACGAGTACTGCGTTGCAAATAACCAGGCATTAGATACTAGCAATATGGATGTATTTGCAGGCCTTGACGTTGGTTATCGTGATCCTACTGCTTTTTGTGTAATTGCTTATGATTGGGATGAGCAAAAGTATTATGTTCTAGATGAATATCTTGATGCTGAAAGAACAACGGAGCAACATGCCGTTGAAATACAAAGACGAATGGAGAAGTGGGACATAGATTATATTTACATAGATTCTGCAGCACAGCAGACTCGATTTGACTTCGCACAAAATTACGATATTCCAACAACAAACGCAAAAAAGTCTGTCTTAGATGGTATCGCCTATGTAGCAGGAATTGTAGACAATGATAAATTATTTGTAGATCAGCGATGTGTAGAAACACTAACATGCTTAGATCAATATCAATGGGATCCAAATCCTAATCTAGCTCGAGAAAAGCCAAAGCATAATCGAGCATCGCATATGGCAGATGCATTAAGATATGCACTATATTCATTTGAGACTGCAGTCACATCGTTTTAGCGACACCTTGTAAAAATAATATTTGACAATTTATCTCCCAGAGGTTAAAATGGCAAGAATGAAAAAGCTCAAAAGAGACCCTGTGAAATACATAAGGGATCGAGCAAAATCAAAGTATAAAAAAGACGGTGAATGCTACATTTGTGGATCAACCAGCTCTCTTGACTTTCATCATTTTTATTCTTTGAGTCCCTTATTAGCAAAGTGGTTGAAGGAAAAAGTAAAAGAAAGACCTTCACACTATACAGATGAGTATATAACCATCTGGAGGGATGAGTTTATAGAAGATAACTGGGCAGAGCTGTACGAACACACTGTTACTATCTGCCATGCGCATCATTTAGAGCTGCATAAAATTTATGGAAGAAACCCTGGACTTGGCACGGCAGAAAAACAAATGCGCTGGGTAGATATTCAAAGAGACAAGTATGGCATGGTATGATAAAATAATTGGCAGAACTCCTCAAGTGGATGAGGAAAAACTCAACCCTGCTCAACCATATTATGATGGGAAAATAGAAAGTAGTCGAGAGCCTACTTTTAGCTTTGAAAAAGCATACGAAGATTTAGAAATTGTAAATCGTGGCGTAAATATGTTAGTTGATGATTGCGCTGAGATTAATGTAAAAGTTGGCGAGCAGCTTAACATCCAAAGCATTGTAAAAGGAATCAAAAGATCCCGAGTAGACCTTCTTTTAAATAAAGAACCAAACCTTTTTCAAGATATTAGCTCTTTTCGTCGTAATTTGTTAATTGATTACTTAATTGACGGCAATATATTTATTTACTATGATGGGGTTCATCTTTATCACTTGCCCGCAAGTAAAATGATTATTCATGCGAGCGAAAAGACCTACATAGAAAAGTATACGTATAATGAGACTATAACTTTTACACCAAAAGAAATTATTCACATAAAAGAAAATTCTTTCTACTCTATTTATAGAGGAGTCTCAAGATTAAAGCCTGCTTTACGAACCATGGTTCTTACGAAGCGAATGAGAGAATTTCAAGATAACTTTTTTAAGAATGGGGCAGTTCCAGGCCTTGTTTTAAAATCTCCAAATACTTTATCGGAAAAAATTAAAGAGCGCATGATTCAATCCTGGCAGGCTAGGTATAGACCTGATGCAGGCGGTAGACGCCCTTTGATTCTTGATGGCGGTATTGAAATAGATGAAATTTCAAATGTAAACTTTCGAGAGCTTGACTTTCAATCAGCAATTCAAGAAAATGAGAAAATTATTTTAAAAGCACTAGGAATTCCGCCTATTTTATTAGACTCAGGCAATAATGCAAATTTACGCCCAAATATGAGACTATATTATCTTGAAACAATTCTTCCAATTATTCGTAAAATTAATTTTGCAATGGAAAGATTCTTCGGATTTGAAATTATAGAAGAAGCAAGTAACATTCCAGCCTTACAGCCTGAGTTACGAGACCAGGCTTCTTATTATCAGGCTCTTGTGAACACGGGTATTATTAGCCCAAATGAAGCACGAGCAGCCTTAAACTTCGAACCTGTAGATGGTTACGACGATTTACGAGTGCCCGCAAATATTGCAGGAAGCGCCGTAAACCCAGATGAAGGTGGCAGACCACCAGAAGGAGAAGAATAATGCCTTTACAAACTACCTCAAGTAGAGCACGAGCCTCAACACTGGCAAAACTTTATGAGCAGTTCCAGATGTTTGGGTTAACAACAGATATTAGCTATGAAGAATACTGTAAAGCTGTTGATGCTCCTATGACGCGAAGAGTATTAAAGAAACTGTTTATGGGGCGTTGGCCTCGTGTAATGGGTTCTTTAAAAAAGCAGTACCCCGATGTAAATATTGTAGTAAATAAAATTTCTACTAAAGAGTCCGCAGAGCCGACTCCTAAGCCGGCCCTAAATCCCGCTCCAAAGGTGTCATCAAAGCCTGCGAGCAAGCCTGCACCTAAAGCAGCCCCAAAGAGTAAGGACTAATGGAAAAGATTTTCAATCTTACCTCTACCTTCAAAACTCTAGATGAAGACGATGGAGGAGTTCATATCTGCGGAATGGCCAGCACAACTGATTTTGATCGTGCTGGCGATACAATTGACGCAGAAGCATGGACAAAGGGTGGTCTGAATAATTTTGAAAAGAATCCTATTATTCTTTTTAATCATGACTATAACAAGCCGATCGGACGTGCTACAGGACTTAAAGTCACTGAAAACGGTCTCGAATTAAAGGCTAAAATTTCTAAATCCGCGCCTGATTCTGTGGCGCAGTTAGTAAAAGAAGGCATTCTTGGAGCTTTTTCTGTTGGTTTCCGAGTCAAGGATGCTGATTACATAACGGAAACTGACGGATTTAAGATTAAGGATGCTGAGTTGTTTGAAGTATCAGTGGTATCGGTACCTTGCAATCAAGCAGCAACTTTTTCTCTAGCGAAATCATTTGACTCTATTGAAGAGTATAATGAGTTCAAGAAAACTTTCACCAATCGTGTAGATCTAGCCGGTCAGTCTCTGGCTAAGGATGAAAATTCATCGGTAGCTAGTGACACACCGGACGAAGCGGAAATTTCCGCGAAAGAGGAGATCAAAATGTCGGAAGAAGTAAAA